TTACCTTAGAAAAACCTTTTGTAATTATTCCTCAACAATTAGGACCTGGTAAACCGGTTCAGTTGATGATGAGTTTATACAATGCGTTTGGGAAGGGTGATAAAGTCGAGGTAGCAAAAGATAAAGTGGTTTTTATTACCGAACCTAAAGATGAAATCAAAGCCTCTTACGAACAAAACACAAGTAAGATACTCACACCAAATAAAGGACTTATAACAGAAACTAAATTACCAGTTTAATGGTAAAAGTTAATTTTATAAGAGATACCGAAAAACTTTCGGTAGATATGCCAGCTGGTTATACTCTCATGGAGGCAGCCAAAGAATTGGATTTACCAGAGATACCTGCCGATTGTGGTGGTTGTCAAGCATGTGGTACTTGCCATATTCATGTAGATGATGTATGGTGTGATAAGTTAAAGATAAAAGAAAACTCTTTAGAACAAGACCTCTTAGAGTACGAAAAGAATTATGTTGAAGGCAAGTCAAGATTGGCCTGCCAGATACAATTAGATGATAGTTTAAATGATGTAACGGTGAAATTGATAAAAAATGAACTTCTATAAAAATGTAATTGAACATAAAGGTAAACTTCTTATTCGTGGTGTTTTAAACGGAAAAGACTATAAAGAAAAAATTGATTATGGTCCTACTCTCTACGCCCTAACACAAGAACACTCACAATATAAAACACTACAAGGTCAATTTCTAAAACCGATTGAGTTTACTAATATCAATGCAGCTCGTAGATTTCGTAGAGATGTGGCGACACAAAACTCTCCTATCTATGGTCTTGAAAGATATCACTATCAATATATTGGTCAAGAATATCCCACAGATATTGAGTGGGATAAAGAACATATTAAAATATTCACACTTGATATTGAAACAACTTGTGAAAATGGTTTTCCTGATGTAGAAAATCCTATTGAAGAGTTATTGTGTATCACAGTTAAAAATCAATCTAACAAACAAATTATTACATGGGGTGTCGGTAAGTTTATAACTGACCGTACAGATGTTACCTATGTACAATGTAAAGACGAAAAACAATTAATGTTTGAGTTTATGAAATTCTGGATTAAAAATCATCCAGATGTTATCACAGGCTGGAACACCAAGTTTTTTGACTTACCTTATTTGATGAATAGAATTAAACTGATTGCAGGTGATAAAGTTGCAAACAGAATGTCGCCTTGGAATATGGCGAATAGAGAAGAGATTAATGTAAGAGGTAGACCACAAACTGTTTACAATCTATATGGTATTGCCATGTTAGATTACCTTGACTTATATAAGTGGTTTATACCAACAAGACAAGAAAGTTATAAACTAGACTTCATTGGTGAACTAGAACTTGGTCGTGGTAAAGATGACGCAGGCTTTGATACATTTAAAGATTGGTACACCAAAGACTTTCAATCATTTGTAGATTACAATATTCAAGATGTTGAAATCGTTGACGCATTGGAAGATAAACTAGGTCTTATTGACTTGTCACTTACAGTTGCATATGATTCAAAAGTAAATTATGATGATATATTTTCACAAGTTAGAGTGTGGGACACTTTGATTGCAAACCATTTAATGCAAAAGAATATTGCAGTACCACCAAGAGAAGAGAACAGTAAAGAAACAAAATACGAAGGCGCTTATGTAAAAGAACCAATACTAGGTGGCCATGACTGGATTGTTTCATTTGATATTAACTCTCTATATCCACATATTATTATTCAGTATAATATTTCGCCTGAAAAAATACTAGGTGAAAGTAGTCATGGTGTCAATGTTAATAAAATGATTGACATGAAAGTACCACTTAATTATCTTAAAACTGAGGGTGCATGTTTAACACCTAACGGTGCAAAATTCAAAAACGATAGTCAAGGTTTCTTACCTGAGATGATGGAAAAGATGTACAATGAAAGAGTTGTATTTAAGAAACGAATGATTAAGGCAAAAAAAGAATACGAAAAAACAAAAGACCCTAAACTTGTCAAAGAGATTGCAAGGTGCCATAATATTCAATGGTCAAAAAAGATTGCATTAAACTCAGCTTATGGTGCAGTAGGCAATCAATACTTTAGATATTATGATGTGCGACAGGCAAGTGGTATTACAACGGCTGGTCAGTTTATTATTCGTTTCATTGAAAAGAAAGTGAATGAATATCTAAACGGTATTCTACAAACAAAAGGTGAGACAGATTATATTGTTGCGTCTGATACTGATAGTATCTATGTTCGATTTGGTAAACTTGTAGAAAAAACTTGTGAGGGTAAATCTAAAGAACAAATTACAGACTTCTTAAATAAAGTATGTGAACAAAAGTTAGAACCATATATTGAAAAATGTTTTGATGAGTTAGCAGATTATTCTAACGCATTTAAAAATGCCATGGTTATGAAACGAGAAGTAATCGCCGACAAAGGCATATGGGTTGCAAAGAAAAGATATATGTTAAATGTGATTGACGAGGAAGGTGTCAGACTTGCAGAACCTAAATTAAAACTTATGGGTATTGAGGCAGTTAAATCATCCACACCTGGTGTTTGTCGTGTTAAAATTAAAGAAGCAATTAAAACAATTATGGGTAAAGAGCAATCTGATTTGCATAAACTAGTTGCAGACTTCAAGAAAGAATTTTTTGATATGAAGGCCGAACAGATTGCTTTTCCTAGGTCTTGTAACAATCTTAAAAAGTATCGTGATAGTGCAAACATCTTTATCAAAGGCACACCGATACATGTAAAAGGTGCCTTGATATATAATTATCAAATACACAAACTTGGTTTACAAAACAAATATCCTTTAATACAAGAAGGTGACAAGATTAAATTTATCAAACTAAAACAGGCAAATCCATTTAAGTTTGATGTGATAAGTTATATCACTACATTGCCTGAAGAATTTAAATTACAACAATATGTTGATTATGACATACAATTTGAAAAGACTTTCCTTGACCCTATGAGATTTATTCTTGACGCAATAGGGTGGAAGGCAGAACCACAAGCAAGTCTGGAGGCTTTCTTTGGTTAATTTTCCAACTAAAAAATATGGAGTGATTTATGCAGACCCTCCGTGGCATTTTAAAACGAGGTCAGATAAAGGAAAGGATAGAAGTCCTGAAAAACACTATCCTTGCCTTAGCATTACTGACATTTGTAATTTACCTGTTAGGTCTATTACTACGGACAATGCAGTCCTTTTAATGTGGGTTGTTGACCCTCTATTAGACCAGGCGTTTAAAGTTATAGACGCCTGGGGTTTTAAATATAAAACAGTTGGTTTTACATGGGCAAAAACAAATAAAAATACTATGGGATTTTTTACAGGTCTAGGCTATTGGACGAGAGGTAATCCTGAAATGTGTTTACTTGCAACAAAAGGTAGACCAAAACGAATCAATAAAGATGTGGCACAATTGATTGTGTCAGAAAGACGCAGACATTCCGAGAAACCATTAATTCATAGAGACATTGAAAGATTGGTTGAAGGACCTTACTTAGAAATGTTTGCTAGAAACAAAACTTACCCTAATTGGGACTATTGGGGGAATGAGGTATAAGCTTGACTTTAGCAATATTGTATAGTATAATACCCTTATTATTAATGTGTTTATTATTATGGATGTGGAATGGCGAAGACCCTAAGTAAAGAAGAGGCACAACATTGTGCTAATGTGTTTACAGATTATTTTGGTCAATTTAATCGTATTGACCAGTATATGCGTGACCAAAAAATGGCACAAATAGAAACTGTACCACAATCTCTTCCAGGTATGGGTTTAGATTCAGATATGTTTGACGACTTTGATATGTCGCCAGAGGTTATGGATTTAGAAGTTGTTGAACTAGATAATCATACATGGGACACTTCTATTAATATGATTTCAAGTCATAGTAATATGGTCAGTATTCCAGGAAAGGCTTTGAAACTTGCAGTTAGAGAAAAGAATACTAATAAGTTTGTTGGTTTTATGCGTTTTGGTTCTCCTGTTATCAATTGTAAACCACGAAATGTATTATTGGGGAATGTACCCGATTTAAAAGTTTTTAACAAAACTGTTATTATGGGTTTTGTAATTGTGCCTACACAGCCATTTGGTTTTAATTATCTTGGTGGTAAATTGTTGGCCGCTTTATGTTGTTCACATGAAGTTAGAGAAAAATTAAATAAGAAATATGATATGAACTTGTGTATGTTTGAAACTACAAGTTTATATGGCAATTCAAAGTCAGCAAGTCAATATGATGGTATGAAACCTATGTTAAGATATAAAGGTTTAACTGATAGTGATTTTATACCAATGATACATGGTAAACCATTTAAAGACTTACAACATTATGTAGAAGATAAAACAGGTCCTCTAGTACCAGAAAATGCAAGTAGTAGAAAATTAAAACTTACAAATGCAATTATTGGTTTAGTAAAACGAACACTAGATGGTGATGATTTAAAAACATTTAACACTACGATTAGTAATGCAAAAAAACTTACAGAAAGAAAAAGATATTATGTAAGTAACTATGGTATAGATAACTATATAGATATAGTAAACGGTAAAACAGACAAGATTGTTAGAGCACAAAACTATGATAGATTCTATGATAATGAACTTATAGAATGGTGGCGAAAACATGCAACCAAAAGATGGTCTAAACTTAACGAAGACGGCCGATTAAGAAAAGATTTAGAAGTTTGGACTAAAGATAGTCAGATAGACATTATCAGATAAAGCTTGACAATATGAAACAAATGATGTATATTAGGAGAAATAATGAGTGATTTTTTAAAAGATATTATAAAAGAAACTGGTAATGAATTTGCCACATTGGCAAAAGACGGTGTTGCTGGAGGTGATGTAGATAGTTTTATTGATACAGGTTCATACTCTTTCAATGCATTGTTATCCGGTTCAATTTACGGTGGCCTACCAGGCAATCGTATCACGGCAATTGCAGGTGAAGCTGCTACAGG